GACATCTATACTATGGTAACTACAGAAAATGTATATCAGTTAATTTTTAACAATAAAAGTGAAAAAATATATGTTGAATATGGGAAAACAAAATCATTTCTTGCAGGAAATCAGGATCGTAGAAATAATATTAAAATTATATTCAATAAAGCATTTTCAATTGCTCCAACAATATTTATTACACCCAATTTAGATGACGACTCATCCACAGCTAGTAACTATAGCACTATGCAAGTTACATGTAATGTTGGAGTTACCACAACAACTTATGTAATCCTAACCCTTTTCAATTTTTCTAATGGTAGTGATTATCATGTTAAATTAAATTATTTTGCGATTGGTACAGGTACTTAAATCCGTTTGGAAAAGTCCAACCATTGCGGCAACGCATACTCAAACCATTCTCTATTTCTGCGTATCGTCACCAGTGAAACCTCCTCCAATTTCCAGTACACCGTTTTACGCCACGCATCGTTCATGTTCGCCATCTCCCATTCCTTGTACGCTTCTTCCGAACCTTGAAACGGCGGGTACACGTACCCTAACTTATCCGTAAACACTTGCAGGAACACTCCTTTGAAATGTCCCTCTTTCGTACGAAGAAACGTTCCGTCTTGGTTGAACGCTTCTTCCGATTCATACTCTACGAATTTAGTTTCTAAAAAGTCGCACCACTCTACATCACACACTTCCATTTGTAATTGACATTGAACCCAATACTCTTCTTTCGGGTTTCCATTCATTTCACGACTAAACGGATTTTTTATCTCCACCAATCGTCCATACAATGGAGACGACGGGTCCACGTTCATTCCGTCCGGTGATGCCGCTAAACACGGGTACTTGGGGTGCACCAAACATCCAAACTCTTCTATTCGCGTGTGATACACGTACGAGTAGTACTGGCAGGACAAGGGTTCATACTTGACGCCCCAATGACGTGGTCCTGAATCGTCCGTGTACGTCACTTCATACGGATTTTGTTTGGATTTCAACAATTCTCGTTGTTTCGCTTCACTTCCTAACGCTTTATAAGCAGAACTTGCCGTAATGAGTTTATGCCGAAACGCGTGCCATTCCTGAGAACGTTGTTCCATTTGGGGTAAAGAACGTAAACGGTAAAGTTTCGCGTCCACCACATGAGTATCTTCCGGCGTAACCATGTACGACACGCGTCCATGAAATTGGCGTAGAGCATGAAAATAAATAGAATCGTCCACGTCCCCAAATTGTTCTTTCATGACGAGAGTGACATGGTAGAACATTTCTTCATTGAAGAATTCTTTATGAAGCGTGGAGACATTCTCCCGTAGATATTCTTGAAAAAGGTCCAATGCCGTTTCCACTTCATCCATACATAATCAAATAGAAATGTTTCTAATGTCAATTTATTATACTATAGGTAACCGCACATTGGCTCAACGCGGCGATCCCATGAAAGGTCATGTGATACAGATACCATTGTGGATGATGGGGGTACGTTACGGATAAATAGTAAAACCCAAGCATGAAGAGAAGTACCGAGACGGACGTGAGTACAGAAGTGTGGCGCATGCCGTCTATGAAAAAGAATGTTCCGGCGCTGCGCGCCCATACAATATCTAGGGTTCTTCTCCATGAAAGGGTTGGGCGTCTCCAATAATTGATGGATAAGACAGACGTGATGAAAGAAGAAGCTGCGTATACATAAAAACCATGACGGTAGGCATAATAAGCAGGGATTTGAAAAAAGAAAGATGAAAGAACCAAGGGGTACATGGGTGAAAGAATGAATTTATCTTTATGTAATATGCACCAACATCATGTGGTTCACGGAGGAGACGGCATGAAGCAACATGTGGTAGAGGTACCAATTTCCAAATTGATTTTTGTTATATTGTTGACAAGAAAGGTAGTAACAGCCGCCCATCATGAGCGAACCTGGTATTCCTAGATAACTGTGTTGAAGCGAGCGAGTAAGATAATACGTGCCGGAGATTCTTATCCAATACATGTCTAGGGTTCTTCTCCATGAGTACGTTGGATGTCTCCAATAATTCATGGAGAGTATCATGGTAATGCACGAACATAACGCGACGTCATATTTTTTATACCGGTAGGCATAAACAGCAGGAACTTGAAAAAAAAGGGAAGAGCCGACCATATATTTGGCAAAGGCCCAGTCGGTAATATCCATTCATAAATTATAGTTTATTATTTAAATATAAATTGGTGAAATCGTTCAATGACGTAACCTTCAATGGGGTTGACGTCATGTTTTAATAAGTTGACAATTTTTTGATAAAATGATTTTGGTCGTTGTAAAATGCGTTCGCGTGATACAATGAATTGAGCTCCACGATAAAAAGTAAATGCCATTTCTTCTTTTCTTTCTTCAAATAAATGTTCGTACACATCAATCAAAGGTAAATTTTGGTGAAAATTGCATCCTGATAAATTGCAGCAATAGAGACCATTACACATGTATTCAAAATGAGTGGTCGGTGGAGATTCCATCCATCGTTGGATATGAGGAACCACATTGGGGAAATGGTCGAATGGGTTGCCTTGTAAAAAAATGGTATGGTCGGCTAAGGAGTCATAGTTTTCACAGATGTGGGTATAATAAGTATGTCCTTCCTTACCCACATTCGGTAAAGGGATAGAATCCGGTAAGGGTTCTCCTTTATTATAAAGGAAGACGTTTGAAAATGCTTTCGTCCATTCCACATCTTCATTGTATCGGGCGACGACAATGTCTATCATATTCTACATTGGGGGAATTTTAAAAAAGAAAAACAACGTAAAACGAAAAATTGATAATTGTGACGAGGGTATTGGTGCCCGTACCATGTCGTTGACATCACCTCCAACCATTTACATACCCGAGTGGCGAGAGAGTGGTTATGTAGACAAGTGTCCTTTTGAAAAGGGACAGCGCCGAGCATCTCCGTATGTCTGTAAATGTCGCCACATGAATGATGTGTTTTATACCCGAACTGAATTTGATACGCATTGTAAATTAAAGGCGCACAAATTATGGATTTCTCAATATCAACATGTGATTCATGATGATGTTGATTTACTTAAAAATGAAAATACATTTTTGAAACGTGAGAATGCCATTCTGTACGCTCAAAATGAAAAATTAATGCTTCGGATTCAACGGCTTTTACCGAACGTGTTTTATGACACGGATGATAAAATTGAATCTAGTTCTTAAGGATCGGTCATGCATCCAATGTCGTCTGCTCTTCTTGAAATGTACCGCCAGGCGGCGTATGTGATTGCGTCCATGATTAACCAAAAGGGGTACGCCTTGAATAGAAAGATACCGTTAAATCGGCATCGGTGGTACTCCATGTTGGACCCGTATGACCCGTTGTATCACCATTTCAAAGATCATGAAATTTCTGCGTTGGATATGGAATGGTTACGAGAACGAGCACTGTACCGTAACGAGGGCATCATTTTTAGTGACTATACGCCGATAGAATTATTTTTGGATGACGTGTTAGACATCATGTATTACTATCATGAGGAATGGCAGTTGAACCCACCAAAGGGGTACGCGATTCCGGAAACCTTTTATTTATGATTGGCTTTTTGACTAAATAATGAAGTACCTTTTTCGGTTTAATCATGACGGAATCGGCAGGCAACATACATTTTTCTTTTTCTTTTTCTTTTTCTTTTTCCTTTTCCTTTTCTTTTTGTTGAAGATGGTGAACGCATTCATGAATGAAGGTATCAAAGGAAGTTTGTAAACTTCCAGAAAGGGGAGATTCAAATAAAGAATCTGTCAATTCCATGATTTTTATTTTGTATTCCTTTTTATCATACTGAGGAGGTTTATGCTCCACGATTCTTTTTTTTACTAAATGGGTATAGGTAGCATCATCCATACAATACCTAAATAACTATTTTTATTCAGATTATTCGTATTGTTTTGCCTGTTGTTCGGCAATACTAGAAGGTGTATCTGCAGGACAAGGTTGACAAAGTACATTTCCATTCTGAATACTTTTCCGAATCCAATAACTGGGAAATGCTGAAAAAGTGGCGTCATTGTTGGTGTACGTGTATTGAGATTGGCTAGATAACGTTTGGTTTCGTTTATTATGAATGTAATCGGACGAAGAATGTTTTAAATTAAAAGAGGGACTCCATATTTTGTTAGACATATAATAACCATGGATAAAATTGATGCCGAAATGATTAAAAAGGAGGATGCATGAAAACCATGAAGAAAGCAGAACGTAAGCAGAGCAAACAGCTTAAAAAGGAAATTAAAAAGCAATTAACATCAGGAGACTGGACGACTCCTCATGGTAAGGATGCTTTGGAGGGGAAAACGTACCCTTGGGTAAAAATAGAACGATTTGATTGGACGGAAGAGGCTTAAACTCCGGTAGAGCCGAACCCACCGTCCCCCCTTGCGGTAGACGTAAGGGCATTCACCACTTGAACGTACATGGGTTCTAACGTCGGGGTACACACTTGAACGATCCGTTGATTTTTTTTAAGGGTGTAGGGTTCCGCGCAGTCAAAGGCCGCCTTGATTTCACCTCGGTACCCACTATCAATGATGCCGACGCTGTTTGCGAGGCGTAGAGGGGTGGATGAAATGGAGGACCGTGGGTATAAATAAAAAGCGGTAGGCGTCATCGTACTAAGGGAGGCGGACGACAAGTCAATGTCGGTGTCGCTTTTATACATGGCCGTTTCTAGTTGGTACCCGTAGAGAACACCTCTACCGGCGAGGGTCATTTCAGTAGGACAGGCCAAATCAAACCCGGCGTCGGGGTACGTTTCGTTCGCCTTGGCGTTGTGGAGTTGGCACTTGTCCGTGTACCATGAAACGGCGTCGGGTTTCACATAAATATGCAATAAGTATTTCACCATGACTCTGTTATTAATAATCCCTTTATATTATTTAAAAAGAAGGAATGAAATATAGGTATGACACTTTGTTTAGCCATGATTGTCAAGAATGAAAGTCATTTGATTAAAAAAACGTTACAAAACATTTACGATCATGTCCCGTTACATTATTGGATCATTTCGGATACGGGTTCAACGGATAAAACCAAAGAAATCATCCAGGATTTTTTTGATGAAAAGTGTATTCCTGGTGAATTAATTTCAAGAAAATGGGTAAATTTCGGACATAACCGAACAGAATTGTTGGACTATGCGTTTCAACGAACGGATTATCTTTTTTTATTTGATGCGGACGATACCATTCACGGTCAATTACAGTTACCCAACGTGATGACGGCCGACGCGTATTTGTGTAAATTTGCCACATCATCAGGAACGTACACACGTCCATGTATCGTTACGAATCGTAAAAAGTGGTTTTACACCGGCGTGCTTCATGAATATTTAGACACGACAGAAGAGCGACATGGAGAGCTGTTGGACGGGGATTACTTTTTTGAGTCAGGACGCACCGGGTCACGCAATAAAGTACAGGACAAGTATTTGAAGGATGCCCTTTTGTTGGAGAAAGAAATTCAAAGCGAGTCCAACGCGGTGTTGCGTGTACGGTACATGTATTTTTGCGCGCAAAGTTATTTAGACCATGGAGATGTGGGGAAAGCGATTGAGTGGTACCGCAAGTTTTTGAACGAACCGAATGGAAAGATGGATGATCGTTACATGGCGTGTATTTCGTTAGCTTCGTTGTATCAAAAAAAGAATGATTTTCTGAACGCGTCGTTATTTTTATGTAATTCTGCCATGGTAGATCCATCTAGAATAGAAGGGATTGTCATGTTGATGATTGATTTTTTCAAAAATGAAAATCATATGATGGTAAATTTACTGTACCATCGGTATAAAAATTATCTCAAGGTGAAGCAATTGAATAAGGATTATTACCAAGAGCAATTGTACGATTACGTCATGGAATCTTTCAATTCCATTAGTGCACCGCATGTGGGAGATGTAGAGTCGGGGTATGATTGTTGTAAAAAGGTGATTTTGAATTCTAAAAACAAGAACAATGTGATGGCATGTGTGGAGAATTTAACGCGAATGTATAAAAAACAATATGATAAAGATCCAGTATTCAAGGCGACGGTAGAGAAGCGTTTTACAAATGGATAGTGTAAATGTCGCCTTCCTTTTTCCATTTGGCGTAGATGGAAGGGTTGGTTTTATTTTTAAGCACGTCTTCTGTTTTATAAATATTTTCGTTCGCATCAATGTAGTACATGATGCCGTTAATGTCTTGCGTCCACACTTCTACTTTTTTCAACGAAACGCTTTGTTTTTCTGTAATCACACCGTGAGGGATTCCTTTACGATGTGTCCCGCACACGTCATTCCCGGCCTTTTTCTTTCGCGTGCACTGTTCGTTGTCCGCGCATTTCGCGGTGCACCGGTCATCCATCGGGACTACATTTTTCGTGCGCTTTTTCTTCAAGAGGTCGGACGTGTCTACTGCGAAATTGTCGGATTGAAGGGTCGTCATGATGTCAGGAAGTGGTTTCCCCGACGCCATTTCTTGAAGCACAAACTCTTTGTATCGGCGAAGGGTATCATTGGCTCGGTCAATGATTTTTTGCTCCATGATAATTCGTGTAGATATTCATGAATTAAATCAATTTTAAAAGAATATAAATGGATTCATCGCATAATTTGTATG